CGCTTATCTTCTTATATCCGGCAACCCCGGGTAGGGAGAGGCATTTAACGCCCTCTTCGCCTTCAGGGAGAGGCAGAGGAGCCGGTGCCCCTTCTCCAACGCTCCGAACACTATTCCACAGAGATGTGAAAAGGTGCGGAGCTCCTGCAACTTCCCCTTGTGGGGGAGGCAGGAAGCTGTCGTCGGCTGAACGCCGATAGACAGTGTAGAGAGGGACGACATATTCACCTCGCAATAACGCGAGCTTGTCCTTGTTGGACCTTGTAGTGAACGTGTCGAAGAAGTAGCCTGAATATCCAGCGGCGGTGTGCTTGGCCGACCTTCGCCGGGCGTGAGCCCCTAGAAGGTGACCATCGCCAAAACCGTCTGGACCAAAGATCATAAGACCTGGGTGTATAGCCCCGAGCACCCTGCGTGCCCGCTCATGATCCCCTCGTCTCACGTAGAAATTGTGTAAGACGAACAGGCTTTGCCCGCTTAACCACCGTTTCGGGTAGTATGGGCGGACATCGGTTCCCGAAAAGAAGTCCTTCCCGCAGGATTCCCGAAAGGGTCCTGTCTTATAAGACTTGCTTTTATTCACAACAAAGCCCACGGCGTTAAGCGTTTCGCTTAAGAGGTCGTAAGCTTCGGTCGGCACAACGATGTCATCGCCGTAAACCGACACTGGCCCAGACAAACCAACTGCTTGGGTTGCCGAGACAGCGAGACTCCAAAATATCAGAGTCTCCAGGGGGAATGTATACCCGTTCCCCATCGAGGAGAACTTCTCGAGCATTATCCGTTTGCCCCCCGGAAGGAGGGTGTGCGAACAACGGGCATGCGAAAGCAGCATGGCCCACTCGAGTGGCAGCAAGTCGAACACGATCTCGTGTGAGACTGTGTCAGAGGCGGACGACAGGTCGAGGGTTGCTAAATCCCCCGTTAACGATCCCATGAAGGCCAATTCTTGATTGTTGGTCTGATCACGGATATCGACACCGACTGCTCGCAGACGTTTGGCCATCACTGAGCCTATTCCAAGCTGAACTATGGAGTTCAGTCCGGGTTCGGTGCAGATCGACCTATAGGTCTTCGCAGACTTCGGGACGAAGCTTAGCTTGGAGTCGATGATCTCGATCTCCAGCCGGGCCCACTCATCGCCATTTTCGTCGACCCGATCAAGGGTCGAGTGGACGTCGACAAGATGAGGCATCTCGCTCAGAATGAAAGGGATTGCTCCCGCGAGATCTTCACTACACTGAAGCCTCTCCGCTAATTTGCGGCGAATAGAAGCTTCATTTCTTCTAGTGGCGCGTGTCGCGCCAGGACCGAAGTGCAGGTCCAACTGCTCCACTGTTGGAGCACTTCCTAGGCAATCGGCGATTTTACGCTGGGCCTCGTAGAGCACGGACTCAACGCGGGGGGCAAATGAAAGCTCCCCACGACGACGCTTTCGAAAAAGCTCGTTGGTACTTCTGCATAGCTCTTCAGCCTCGAGGAACTTCTGCAAGGCTACGGCACTCTTATCGATGCCGATATCCAGGTCTTCCAATTTCTGGAAGAATGCTAACGACTGTCTCAG